CAATCAAAAAAGAAAAAGAAAAATGGCAAAGCTTAATCTTTCACAGATGAGAAAACTGAAAGCACATTCAGTTCATCACACACCAAAACACATGAACCTTATGAAAAAGCTCATGCGTGAAGGTAAATCATTTAAAGCTGCACATACAGCAGCACAAAAACAAGTAGGCAAATGAGTCTAACAAGATGGTTTAAAGAAAAGTGGGTTGATGTCAAAACAGGCAAAGACTGTGGTAGAGGTAAAGATGAAAAAGGTAGACCTTACCCTGCTTGCAGACCATCAAAAAGAGTTAATAAAAAAACACCAAAAACTACAGGTGAAATGACTAAAACAGAAAAAGAAAGATTAAAAAAAGAAAAGACAGGTTCAAAAAAAATTAGCTATCAACATAGAAGAAATAAAAACAGAGAAAAGTTAAGACTTGCATAAAGGTGTTATATTTTAAATAGCTTACATTTTTTATGGCAAAAGGAGTTTCTCTACGCAAAGAGCATAAAAATCCTACAGGAGGGCTTAGTGCTAAAGGTAGAAATTATCTTAATGCTAAGACAGGTAGTAACTTGCAAGCACCTGTCACAAAAAAAAGTGGTCTTTCTCCTAGACAGAAAGCCAGAAAAAAATCTTTCTGTGCAAGGATGTCAAAGGTAAAAGGACCATGTAAAAAAAATGGTAAGTTGACTCGCAAAAATCTTGCTTTAAAAAAGTGGAATTGCGAACCTTGTAAAAATTAACAAAACGAAAATCTTAATATCAATAGTGCCTGATGCGTCAGATAACACTTGAGAGAACAGACATTAGTGAAGTTAGTTTCTCAAATTATTTAATCAATCAACAGGAGAAAACCATTGGCTAACGCAACGGTAAGTAGACTGGGGCTTGTGAACAATACAGGAACAAACTTTGATGAATTGTTCCTTAAAGTGTTCAGTGGAGAAGTTCTTACAGCCTTTGCTCGTAACAACATCTTCAATGATTCACTTCATTCTGTTCGCACTATAACCTCAGGTAAATCAGCACAGTTCCCTGTAACAGGAACAGCAACTGCTGCATATCACACACCAGGTACACCATTAGTAGGTGCTAACCAAATCAGAGCAGGTGAGCGTATCGTTTCTATTGACGATCTGCTTATTTCTCAAGCATTTATCTCAAACCTAGATGAGCTTAAGAATCACTATGACGTAAGGGCTACTTACGCTGATGAGCTAGGTAAGGCACTCGCTAAAACATACGACCAAAATGTAGCGAAGGTAATTGCAAATGCTTCAAGAGCATCTTCAACAATTTCTGGACCTGCTGGTGGACTTACACTAACTCTACCTTCTGGTAACACAACTTCAGCAAACGTCTCTGGTGATGAAATAGCAGCAGCTATCTATGATATTGCACAGACATTTGACGAAAGAGACATTCCTCCAACAGACAGATTCTGCGTATTGCCCCCTGCTGAGTATTACAAGTTAGCTGAATCAGCTACAAGAACTGTAGATGTTGACTTCAACCCAGGTGGAAATGGTTCGTTTGCATCAGGTCGTGTACAAATGATTGCAGGTATTCCTGTAATGATGAGTAACAACGTACCTCAATCAAACGTATCTTCTAACCCAAGCGGGGCTAACAACACTTACTCAGGTGATGATAGTAAGACTATCGGTTTAGTATTCCATAAAAGTGCAGTAGGAACTGTAAAATTAATGGATATGACAACTGAGATCTCAGGCTCTGACTACGGTATTATGTACCAAGGAACGCTACTCGTAGCAAAATACGCACTTGGTCATGGAATCCTAAGACCAGAGTGTGCAGCAGCTATCAAGTTATCCAACTCTTAATAACAACACAAAGGGTACTCAGTAAACTGGGTACTCTTTTTCTTACTATTTAAAACTATGGCTTACGGTAAAAAAACAACCAAAAAGACAACAACCAAAAAAGGTTCTAAAGTATCTAAAAAGGGTTATTAATTATGGCAAAACTTGCTCAACGTAAAAAGAAATCTCGTAAAGATCTTCGAATTGCTGTAATTCCTAAAGATGTAAGAGATGCAAACAAACGTCTGTCTGGTCCTGGTCCTCATAGTCCATCAGATATGAAACTTATAAGAGACTTTTATAAAAATAAAAAAGGTAAGGCATGAGTGTAGCTGCAACCACTGAACTAGAAGCTGTAAACATTATGTTGGCTGCTATAGGAGAAGCTCCTATTAACAGTCTTACAGGTACTTTGCCTGTTGATGCTCGTCTAGCACAGTCCACTCTTACTGAAGTTAATAAAGATGTACAGAGTGAAGGATGGTCTTTTAATACTGAAATAGATGTAACTCTTACTAGAGATGCTTCTAAACAAGTAGCACTTTCTACTGATGTATTAAGAGTTGATCCTAATATTCATCAGCATCCAACTATAGATGCAATACAACGTGGTTTAAAATTATATGACAGGTTAAATAATAAATTTGAATTTGATGAAGATCTTATCTGTACTGTTGTATATTTAAGAACTTTTGATGAGATTCCAGAACCTGCCAGAAGATATGTAATTATTAAAGCTGCAAGAGTTTTTGTTGATAGGTTAGTAAGTGATCAAGGATTAAGGACATACACTCAGCAAGATGAAACAAGAGCAAGAGCTATACTAATGGAAACAGACTTGGCTAATGGAGATCATAATGTTCTCAGGGGTGATCCATCATTAACAAATGTTTTCGATACTTATTCACCAGCAAACGTACTTATTAGGTAATTATGGGTCTTGTATCAAGATCAATCCCAACTTTATTAAGAGGGGTTTCACAAGGGTCTGAATCAACAAAACAAGCTGATCATGCTGATATACAGGATAATGCTAATAGCGATCCTGTATTAGGTCTTACAAAACGTTCTGGTAGTCAATTTGTAAGTAGTCTAATTTCTACAGGACAACCTATTGCTACTACTCATGTAAGAATGATTAATAGAGATGTTAATGAAAGATATGTTGTTTTGTTAGCTACAAATAATGTAAGAGTTTTTGAATTAGATGGTACAGAACTTACAGTAAATAAACCTGATGGAGTAAATTATTTAAACTGCACAAATCCAAGACTTCAATTAAAAACTATAACTATTGCTGATTTTACTTTTATCGTTAATACAACTGTTACCACTGCAATGGATACAACCGTTTCAACAGGTAACGTTACACAGGCAATAGTCTTCTTTAATCGTGTATCAGATAAAACTACTTATACAGTAAAGGTTGATAATGTAGTAGCTACAAAGGATACGTCAAATGATGATCCTCTTAGTACGACTACTGTTGCAGATTCCATAAGAACTTCTCTTACCTCTAACCTTACTGGTTTTACAATTAATCAGAATGGTCCAGTATTACATATAAAGAAAAATGATAATTCTGATTTTACTGTGGAGTCTTCTGATACCCAAGGTAATACTCAAATAACAACTGTAAAAAATACAGTACAACAATTTACAGACTTACCAGCAGTCGCACCTAATGGCATGGTAGTTGAAGTAATAGGTGATGAATCCACAAACTTTGATAATTACTATGTGAAATTTGTTACTAATAATTCCAGTGGTGTAGGTGTTTTGGCGGAAGGACAATGGGAAGAATCAGTAGAAGCAGGTATAAAATTTAAATTTAATTATGACACCATGCCACATGTATTAATAAGGCAGGCTGATGGTAATTTTAGATTTGCAAGAGTTGATGGTGATGCTTATACCGTAAATAATGTTTCTTTTACTTTGCCTAAATGGGGGGAACGAACTGTTGGTGATGAAATATCAGCACCAGATCCTTCATTTATCGGATCAAAAATAAATAATGTTTTCTTTTTTAGAAATAGATTAGGGTTTTTAGCTGATGACAATGTAATACTTTCAAGAGTATCAGAGTTCTTTAATTTCTTTCCAGAAACAGTTTTATCAGTAGTAGACAGTGATCCTATAGATGTAGCAGCTTCTCATACAAAAGTAGCTATTCTTAAAAATGCTGTAAACATGGGTGAGAAGTTAATATTGTTTTCTGATCAAACACAATTTGTTCTTACATCATCATCTGATTCCTTAACACCTAAAACAGCTAACGTAGTTGTTACAACAGAATTTGAATCAACAGATGAAGCTGCTCCTGTAGGTTCTGGTAGTTCTATTTATTATCTAACAAAAAAGGGTAACTTTGCTGGTGTAAGGGAATATATATCGCAAGGAAATATTAATGTAAAAGATGCTTCAAATATTACTATTCATGTTCCAAGACTAATACCAAGTGATATTTTTAAAGTTGCTGTTTCTACTAATGAAGACGTATTGGTTTTATTAGGTGCTACTAATCCAAATGTACTTTATGTCAACAGATGGTTATATGGATCAAGATCAGAAAAGATATTAAACGCATGGTTTACATATACTTTTGATTCTGGCAGAGCAATAAAAAATATTGATTTCATTGGTACTGATTTATTTTTAGTAATGGATAATATCGGAGATGATGCTGCAAGCGTTACCTTAGAAAAGATACCTTTTGCATCAGATTTTAAAGAACCTAATGCTGATTTTGAATTTCATTTAGATCGTAAAATTACAGAAGCAACTGCTGGTGTTTCTATTGCTTATAACAGTACTACTAAAGTTTCAACTATTACTGTGCCATATAAGTTATATGCCAAGATGGAATTTATAGGAAGATATTTATCATCAACAGAAACAAGCACTTATGTTGATGCTTTAGGAGTTACACAAACTTTAAAACCAGGACAAAAATTAGCTTCTGATAATTCTACAAACGGATTTACATCCACAATAACTATTGCAAATGCAGATGTAAGAAATAGTAAATTTATTATTGGAGAACCTTTTGAAATGCACTATAGATTTTCATCTCAACGTCTTACAGAATCATCAGGAGGACAAAGAAGTGGTGAAATTATTAGTGGTCGATTACAACTAAAACATTTTTATATTAAGTTTGAAGATACTGGATTTTTTAAAGTAGAAGTAACACCTAGTCAAAGAGATACCAGTACACATAAATTTACTGGTAATGTTATAGGTACAGCATCAAATGTTATAGGACAGATAAGTTTAGAGACAGGTACATTTAAAGTACCAGTTATGAGTAGAGCAGATAGAGTAACAATAGATGTAAAAAATAATACTTTCCTACCAACAATCTTATCAAGTGCTGAATATGAAGCTATGTTCCATATGAGAAGTAGACGTATTTAATGGGGTATTTAAGAAAATCAAATTTAAATGATCTTAATTATGTTGCAAATAACATGAGAATTATGGACAAAATTGAAGCTTATTATCAAACAGGAAATCAACCAGAAGAAGCATTACGACTAGCTTATTTATGGAGTCAGACAAATATGACAATAGCTGATGACAATGATAGTCCTATTGGTTTATGTGGTGTTGTAGCTGATGGTTGTATATGGATGGTAGCTACAGATGAGTTGTTTAATAATAAAAAATATAAAATACAACTTATAAGAGAAGGAAGGAAATGGGTAGACAGCCTGTTGAAAAGTTATAATCTGCTATACAATATGGTATATGCAGAGAATCTATCTGCTATAAAGTGGTTAAAGTCTTTAGGTTTTACTTTTATCAACTACCACGAAGAATATGGAAAAGAAAGTAAACCATTCTACGAATTTCTGAGGATCTCTTAAATGTGTGTCGCAGCAGGACCATTAGCATTGGGTTTAGGTCAAGCAGCACCTTTGTTTTATGCTGGATTAGGAATACAAGCTGCACAGGCTATTCAAGGTAACAGAGCAGCTAATCAGGCAGCACGTTATCAATACCAAGCAGCAGCAAGGTCAGCAGAATCAGCAGAAAAAGCCTTTGCACAACAGCAAGAAGGGTTGGCAGCAAACCTTAAGGAAACAAGAGCAAGTAAAGCACAGGAACGATTAGCAGCAGGCATACAGGGATTACAGGCAAGAGGAGCAGTAGCAGCAACAGAAGGTTTAAGTGGTCGTACAGCACAATTATTATCAATGGATGCTGCTAGACAATCAGCAAACTCTATAAACTCTATAAATCAAAGTCTGGAATCTGCAACAGCACAATTTAGAAGACAATCATTAGGATTAGCAGCACAAAGAGATAGTAGACGTAATGCTGCTATAGATATGCAAAACCAGGCTTATGCAAGAGCAAGAGCAAGTAATACAGGAATCTTTGACCTGCTAGGTGCTGGTGTGAAATCTTATGTTGGTTTAAGAGATTTCTAATGACATCAAGTTACCGTCCTCCTACATTTCAATCTTCAGCAAGACCTGTTGATACCTTTGTCAGACAAAGCACTGTACCTCTTATAGAAGATGATGGGTTTAGTCAACTAACAAAAGCTTTGTCAGCAGTAAATCCAATACTTGATATGTATATGGAAGAAAATATTGAAACCGAAAGATTAGTTGGCAAAGTTAATTTTTTAGCAGAAAATAATGCTGCATATAAAAACATAGCTAAAGGGTTAAAAGAAAAATTAGGAGATAGATATGGTCGTATTGTTCAAGGTAATTCTTTATTTGTAAAGCAAGGGATTCAAGAAGGTAAAGCTGAAAACATTG